GGCTGCGGGGAGTGTCCGGTCAAGGTCGAATGCCTTGAATGGTCGCTGAAGGTGCAAGAGCCATACGGAGTGTGGGGCGGTGTTGGGGAGGACGAGCGTCGGAAGATGCTCCGAGCGCGTCGGGGGCGGTAGTGATTTGGGCTTGGGTGTTGATTTTGATTCTGGCAATTCTGACAGGTTTGCTGTTCTGGGGGAGTGAATCCCACAAGTGGCGGAAGTAAAGCACTTTATCCAGAAGTTACGATCTACCGTTCGTCGGAGCCAAAGTCATCCAAACGGGTGAAAACCCCTGCAAAATGGGGGTTGCATCATAGAATTGTTTATGAATCTGGAAAAATGCCCTCCGCCTCGCAGAGACCGGCCCAAAAATCGTTGCGGAACTGTTACCTTACTCTTGGGCTTAGCAGACAAAGCAGCCCTTGTCAAGTTTAGTGACAGAATCGTTACGATACCGAAACGGAGTCCCACATGTGGACTAAGCAGTTCTGGGTTGATACCGCCGAGCGGGCGATCCGCACTTTCGCGCAGGCGCTCATCGCCATCCTTGGCGCGGGTGCCGTCAACATCCTGACCGTTGACTGGGTCCAGGCACTGAGCGTGGGCGCGGGTGCCGCGATCCTCTCGATCCTGACCTCCATCGCGTCAAGCGGCTTTGGTGTCAAGGGCACCCCGTCGCTTCTCCCCGAGGCGGCTGCCTCCGAGTCAAAGAATTTGTCAGAAGAGGTCGAGACGACCAACGACATCGACGCTGCCGACGCTGACATCGAGCAGTGGAACGCGGCGAATCCGGACTTCACCCCCGATGTCGTGGACGCTGATCCCGACCCCGCAGATGTCCGCGACACCAACCCGAAGGATGATGCCAAGTGAGCGGCAACGAGAACCCGACCCCCTCGCAGGTACTAGCCGCCCTGCTCGATCACGGCGCGGATGTCCAGACCTACAAGGGCTGGGACACCAAGGGCCGACCGTGGAATTATGATGGAGGCGGTCTCCGCGCCATCATAATGCACCACACCGCGACGGCGAGCGCCTCGATCAAGAATCCGGCTCCGTCCCTCAACTGGTGCGCGAACGCCTACGACAGGCCCGCCGCGAACATGCTAGTCGGGAAGGTCCCTGGGACGACTTACCTGCTCTCGGCAGGCTCGTGCTGGCACTCGGGAGACGGTGGCCCGTTCCCTGCCATCGGAATTACCCGCGCGGCTAACGTCGGCCACTTCCGCATGTTCGGCATCGAGATTGACGATCCTGGCCTGAAGGTCGGCACGATCACCGACTACCAGATCGAGCAGTCGGCTCGGATTGCTGCGGCCCTTTCGGACCTCTGCGGCTGGCCCGACCTGAGCCGCGTGATCACGCACGGTGCGTGGACGGACGGCTCGTACGGTGTAAACCCGAACGGCCCGTCTCCGTTCAAGGGCCGCAAGAACGACACCATCGCGGGACCGTGGGGCGACTACCCCGGCGCGACGACGGCTCGGGACTACAACCCGATCTTCTGGCGGCAGGAAGTTGCGAAGTACGTCAAGAAGCAGGAAACCTGGGACGGCGGCGTGCCGAGTAGGTCCGTGGCGGAGAAGGCGTTCGCTGACCGGAAGATCGCCAACGGTGCAACGTGGCGTCTGGCCTGCCGCCTGTACGACCTCGGATTCCGCAAGAAGCCGAGTTCGGCGCGCGGAAAGCAGACCTATCCGGTGCAGGCGATGGCTGCTTTCCAGAAGTCGCAGGGCCTGGTCCACACGGATGGCCGACCGACTTCGACAACGTGGAGGCGGCTGTTCGGCAAGGACAAGCCTTAGATCCAAAGATTTTGTCGGCGCGGGCCAGATCGGAACAAGTTTCTGGTCTGGCCCGTTCCGCGCTCCGGCCCGCCCCCAATCCAAAGATTTTGTAAGACGGAGGACCAATGTCCGAAATATACAAGTTTGACGATGAGACCGAAGAGCCGGACCCAACCCTCGGTGAACCGGCTATTGACGAGCCTGTGGATAACCGGCCCGACCTCTCGGAGATCGGCCTGATTGAGCACGAGCGCGGCGTGGTCGAGGACACTTACGAAAACCGTGCCGCCCTCCGCCGCGCCAAACTGAACTGGCAGCCGGTCTACGACCAGTCGGGAAACCCGACCGGCCTGATCGCGGCCCGCTCGCCGGAGGCCATGAAGGAACGACGGATGCTGTCGCTCCACGAGAAGCGCCCGCTCCTCGTAGATCCGAAAAATGTGAACTCCGACTACCTGACGGGCCTGGACCTGCTGGTTGACGGTGACGCCTCACGGATCGTGCCACCGTGGGTACTCGGCGCGACGCGCCATTGGCACAACGAGCAGGAGGCAGGCGGCGTGCCCGAGGGATCGCGGCGTGCGCCTAAAGCGCTGCCGCACCGCTGCCGGATGATCAAGTCGGATGGCATCCGCTGCATGTTGTGGTCGAGCGGACGGCTCGCGGACGACGGCCTGTGCCGGATTCATTTGAAGGTTCAACGGAAGCCAGGGGAGGACATCGAGCGCGCTCGGAAGAAGATCATCCAAGCCGCACCGTACGCGGTGGACGTTCTCGAAGAACTAATGGAGTCCGCCGTATCTGAGCCGGTTCGACTCAAAGCGAGCACGGAGATCCTCGACCGAGCCGGAGTTCGAGGCGGGATCGAGATCGACGCGAACGTCGAGGTCACGGATGCACGTCCGGCGCACGTCGTGGTTGCCGAAAGACTTGCGAAGTTGGCGTCCGGGGCGGCTGCCATCGAGGCGGTTCTGGGCGGCGTGCCCGGACAGACTTCCAAAGATTTTGTCGAAGAGTCTTCCCCAGTAGTCCTCGGAACCGGAACGACTGACTCGGACTCGGAGATCGTGGACGCCGAGATCGTAGAGTCCGTCGAGGTCGAGGGCGAAGTCTCGGACTGGGATGCCTGATGGACAAAATCTTTGAGGCGGCCCGCGCCTTGGCGGACGCACTTGCCGAAGACATCGAGAAGTGCTCGACGAGGGCGGAGCACATCCGTGTGACGGCCCGCGCCAATGCCGCAGCCGAACTTGTTCAAATGTTGTTCGAGAGGCAGGACGACCTGAAGTAATCACAACCGATTTCTTTTACAGATCCAGGCTCAAGCCGGTTAGTAGAAGATGTGGACGGAATCGAGAAGTGTGCCCGCTGCCATCTGAACCGACGGTATGCGTCCGAATTGGGCTATTTGCTCTGGGCCTGCCATCAGTGCGGGCACGACTTCCTCGCCAACTACTGGGCGGAGTTGTCCGGCCCGTGGGGCGGCCCGCCCCTTCAGGACTTCGGGATCTGCTCGAACTGCGTCTACCAGGACGACCGGCACGACCACGAACCGTATGACGAGTGGGTTTGAAAGTTGTGGGGCGGCGCGGGCTGGACAAGTCATGCATTCCAAGATACGCTGTAAACAGCGTATCTAGGAATGCACAAAGCGGCCTGCCCAAATAGCGGTCAAGAATACGCCGTGCGAATTGCCGCTCGTAATCGCAACTGAGGAGTATGATTGGTCTTCGTTGTCTAAGACGGAGGTCGTCATGGACGGACACCTGTGGTTCGACATCTTTGCGTATATCGGCATGGCCGCTATCGCCTGCGCTCTGCTGCTCTCCGTGTATATTGTCGGAGTCGAAGCCCGCATCAGACGGCGTGAGAACCGCGAACTTCGTGAGTTCAACCGCCAGATGGCTGCCATCTCTAGTATTTGGGAACGGAACCCCGATGTCTGAGGGCGGCGTGGGAGATCTCCGAAACGTACTTGATAAAATGATCGAGACCGCCGAGTTCTACGGGGCATTCTTTGATAGTAAGCACACGCCGACGTGCTGGAAGTTTCATACGGCCTGCGCGTTACGACGGGTAGTGGAAATACTTGACGGAGAGACGGAGGACGACCTGTGAGTGACGACGCCCGCATTGATCTTTTGGTGGAACGACTAATCGGACACCACGTCCCTGGAAAAAATCTTTCCGAGGTCCCTGAAGAAGTACTCAACGTCGCCCGACATGAAGCCGAACTTCTTTTTAAACTTCTCGATGAACTCCGTCCGTCGGACATCGCCGTTCTCTCGTCACGTCAGGTCGAGCGGATCTCCGCCCATGCCCGACTTCGCCAACGGACGGAAAGTATCGAAACCCTGAAGGAAGAACTCGAACTGCTGAAATCCGAGACTTCTCAGAAGTTTGATCACCTGAGGAGCGGCCTGCTCTGGGCGGTCGAAGTCCTCTCCACGAGGAATATCAACTTTGATCAAGGTTGATCAATAAAGTTTGACTGTTCTCCGCTTGACTTTGTAGCGGCAAGCCCCATGACAACCGAAGACGGCGCGTCAGGGCAGCATCTGTTGTATCTTGGTAGTCATGCGGGATACAGAGAAGGTCGCCATTGGGTTCGTAGACCACGGCACGGTTCGCGGCGAGTTCGCAAACGATTTGTTCAGACTCGGCGCGGCTCGCCCTGAGCGATTCGTGTCCATTCTCAACGTTCAGGACAACGTGATCTCCCGAGGACGGAACCTAGTCGTCAAATATTTTCTCCAGACCTCAGCGGACTGGTTGTTCATGCTGGATGCAGATCAACGGTTCACACCCGAGAGTTACGACGTACTCACGGGAGCAGCGGATGCCGAAGAACGGCCCGTCCTTACCGGACTGTATTTCGGAGTTCGGCGAATCGACGGTCTGCTCTACCCACTCCCGCTACCGAACATCTTCTCGAAGAAGCCGGACGACCCGTTCCTCTTCGATCACATCCTCCACTACCCGCCGAATGCGTTGGTCCAAGTTGACGGATGCGGCGCGGGCATGTTGCTGGTCCACCGCCGCGTCTTCGAGGAGATCCAAAGAAATTGTTCGCCGGAGTACGCCGAGACTTGCTGGTTCAACGACCGCGCGATCCCGAACGGTGGGTGGCTGAGCGAGGACATCGCATTCTGTCTCGAAGTGCGGCGAGCGGGAATCCCGATCCACTGCCATACCGGCGTGGTCTCACCGCACATCAAGCACTACCTCGTGGATGACACTCACTTCGAGAACTCGAAGGTCGCACTTGACAGTGCTGGGTTCCCTATGTAATATGATGCTTAGAACGGACACAGCGACGAAGGGAGCACGGCATGACAACGATTCAGGTTGTTTGGGCGACAGCGGCCCGCGAAGACTACCTCGCCCAACTCCGGATCGAAGGATTCGAACCCGTCACCACCCGCACCGTCGAGACGGATGCGTGGGACGGCCTGCCCGATCTGGAGATCTGCGAGACCATGTTCCGCGACACGAACCTCTACGAGGGGGCGGCGTGGGATCTACTCCAGCCGCTGCCGGAAAAGCGCACCCACACCGCACTGTCGGTAGGTGACTACGTCGTCATCGACGGACGGATGTACCGCTGCGCGTCCGTTGGTTGGAAGCAAACCGACACGTTCGAGGCGGGACTGGGGTTTTTAGATCCGCCGGTCGAGGAAACTTTCTGACATACTCATCGTGTGAGGGTGACGGTCTTTTTCCCTGGAGAAAGATTTTGTCGGAGAACCTTCTCTATAACGGACACACACCCAGACCACTTCAGCGTCGTCACTCAACTCGCGGATGAGATCCGTGCTCTGAGCGGATCACTGTTCGACAGAATGCGAAAGTTACCCCCGCACACTGTTCGGAACATCAAAGATTTTGGCTGGTCCAGTTTGATCATTGTTGAGGGAACGACATACTCGGTACCACACAAGGGAGAGATCACTTACGCCTTCGAGCCGTCAAGGATTCTGAGACCGGAGATGTGCGACGACTGATCAACTTGCGTGGGGATATGATGCTGTGCTACAGTACAACTGCACGACCAAACGACAACACGACACAGGGAGGCACTATGAACCACATCAACAACGAACTGTCCGTTGAGGATCTGCGCGTACTGGAGGCTTTGGTTCGCCGCAGCCTCTCCCGATTCATCGCTACCGATGAGGACTACGCGCTGCTGGAGATTCTCCAGAAGATTCAGGAAGCCTTGGAGAACTACGAGAAGGGGGGAGGCGGCGTGAGCGAGGTTCTGACCTACGACTTCCACGAAATCGACAGCGGCCCAGGCGGGATCGTCTGGGAGGAATCCATCGACGGTAAGTTCGCAGGCACGATCCACAATCTTGACTGGTTGCTCAGCACCATCGGCTCGGTCATCCGCGAGGGGCACATCGTCCGCATCCACACGGTCGCGGAGTACTACGCGGAGCAGGAGAGGGAGGCGGCGCGTGAAGAAGTGCATGGCGTGCCGTCGTGAGGACGGCGTGCCCTCCTACGCGGGCATGTGCCGACCGTGCTTCACCGTCTGGATGATGCGGGCGGGGGTGAAGCGGTGATTAGACAAAAACTTACATCGGGTACAGAAAGTTCATCAACGATCTGGGCTACGACCCAGACCAAGTTTTAGGAGGTGGTGCCAGTGCAGACGTTTCTCCCATTCGCTGACTTTGCGGCCAGCGCAGCGGTTCTTGATTACCGTCGTCTTTGACTAGGCAAACAAAGAGTCGAAACGTTCCAGTTGCTGAACGCACTTGACGGCCTGACCAAGGGCTGGGCCACGCATCCGGCTGCGCTGATGTGGCGAGGGTACGAAGCCTCGCTCGCGCTATACGGCGTGGTCATCTGCAAGGAGTGGAAGCGGCGTGGGTATCGGGATACGATGCACGAGCGCCTATCTGACCTGTACCGCTACCACCGTGAGCAGTCCGAGCACGGATACACGATGGACCCACCGTGGCTGGGGAACTTCGAGTTCCACCTCTCGCACCAATCGAATCTCATCCGCAAGTTCCCAGAGCACTACGGACATCAGTTCCCGAACGTGCCGGACGACTTGCCTTACATCTGGCCGACCAACGAAAGGACACTTCTATGTGGGTAATGACAACTGACGGATTCTTCTCAGCAGTTCAGCACCGAGACAAGCCCAACATGCTGCTTGTCCGAGCGCGATCACGAGCGGACCTCGAACAACTTGCGGATCGCATCTCGATCAACCCGTCAAAGATTTTGTCAACCGACAATGCCGACTACCCGTACCGAGTCCTCCTCCCCAAGGAGCAGTGGGCCGAGTACCTGCTCTCAGCGACCGAGGACTTGACATATCCAAACTTTAAGTCTGCTGTCGCAAAGACGAACCCCGAGCGTGCGTACATCTACCACGATGTCTGGAGCGCCCTGTTCGAGATTGAGCGCGAGGGCCAGGACGCCAAAGAAAAAGATAAGATGTTCTGGTGGCAGGAGATGGAGAGTTCGTCGTAGTACGCACTAGCAAGTTCGGGTGGTGCATGGACGACACCCATGTTGGCTGCCGCATTCGCTTCTCTTACTACGAGAAGGACTACCAGTGCTCGTGCGACTGTCACGATGCAAAATCTTTGCCTCCCCTCGTTCAGGGGAAGAACGTATCTCCCGTGAAGCCGGACAAGCCCGAACGTGCTCCGAGGAAGAACGCGCCGAAGAAATAGCCGGTTTGACATAAGCCGAGGTCTGTGTCTATAATGGAGCCACGGGGTCAGGGAGGCTCCACGGAGGGAGACCAAGATGGGCTGGTGGAGCACCAACAAGAAGGGCCACTCGTTCTCAGGTAGTGGCGAGATGGTCTGGGGCGATGGCCCCGCAGACTTGATGGGCGATGCGCTGGAAAAAATCATCGAGGAGTTTGTCTCCGATTGGGGACGCCCCCCGACGATTGACGAGTTGCACGCAGGACTGGACTTCTCGGCTCGCGTCGCACTAGAGGACGCACAACGTGCAGGGAGGGTGGTCTGACATGGTTGCAACGGTAATGAATGACCTCGATGCCGTTGAGCCCCACTGTGACGAGTGCGGCATCCTCTCCGAGAACGCTCCGGAGTGGTGTGGTGAGTGCGGCAACTGTGGTAAGCACTGCGCCAACGAGGAGAACTGCGCGGACGTTCGCTGCATCTTCTGCGACTCGATTCTCACGTTCATCGAGGACAATGATGTGTGGGTGGATGGTACAGACGGCGATGCGTGCTGGGAGAACGAGCCGGACTCGCACGTTCCTGACTGGAAGGCGACACGAGTTGCGTGACGTATCAAGATATGATACGCTCGCTCCGCAAGCACAAAACGACGAACGACACTAGGGAGGTAAGAATGAACAAAGAAACAGAAATCAAGCGAGCACTCGCTTCCGCCAAGGCAATCGCCTGGGATGGGTGCCACAAGATCTACGTTGCAATGGACGAGCACGAGATGAGGACTTTCGAGTCCTACGGCTACGATCCGCTTATCCCCGTCACCGACATTGACGAGGCGTACCGCACTCTATGCGAGTGGTGGGATCGGTCGTGCGGTCTGCGCTTCATCAGTGCAGTGAGCACCAATCTCGCGGACCCAAACGAGGGGTTCATTGACCTCATCCCGCAGTGCTACGTCGAGACGGAGGAGGACTTCTACCTTCGCGGCACCGACCTCTTTGCGAGGTCGGCGTGAGGACATTCGTACAGATTCTCGTTCTGGAGTTGGACGAGACTGAAGGCAACCCCGAGAAGTGGGACTGGACAAGCATCATCGACACCCCTGGCTCGGTGTCTGCACTCCACACCGTAGAGGTTGAGCCGGACCCGTCCGACGAGCAGGTGGATCTTCTCGCTCGGCTGAGCACCGACTACCGCGACGCGGTGCGGCGCGAGATCGGCGTGATTGAGGAGGTGCGGCCATGATTATTCGAGTTGCGAGCGACAGCGGCGATCCGTTGTACGACTTCTTTGTCGAAGCGGACGACAGCGTGTATTCGTTGGTAGAGGCGATTGACAAAGTTGATGCGGCGATCCGGCAAGCAAAGACCGCGCACCCCGAGGACTACCAGTTCGAGGACTTAGTGGACGCGCTCCCCGAGGGCATCCGTCCCGCCAATATCTCCACGGCGAACGAAGAATGGTGATTTGACAGGCTCGACAAGATACGATAGAGTCAGCACAGTACGACAACGACAAACGACACTAGGGAGGCAACAATGGGCTACTACGTCACACTCACCGATTCCAACTTCGTCATCCCCGAGACCCCCGAGGTTCTCGCGGCGATCAAGGAGATGGACACCAAGTTCGACGCGATCAAGCGCGGCGGCTCGTACGGACCCGAGGGAAAGACCGAGAAGTGGTTCTCGTGGATGCCGCAGTTGAGCGGGTTCGAGTCGGTTCGTGCGGTGTTCGAGGCGCTGGGCTTCGACTGCTACGACGGCACGGAACCCGACTCGTTCTACTTGCAGAGTTACGACTCCAAGACCGGACAGGAGGACTTGTTCCTCGCGGTCGTCGCTCCGTTCGTCAGGGATGGCTCGTACACCGAGTGGCGCGGCGAGGACGGCGCGCTCTACCGCTATGAGGTCCGCAACGGGCGACTGGTCCAGTCCGAGGCCCGCATCGAGTGGACGGACCCGCAGCCGTACGCCTACGCGCACTTCGACTCCGTTGGAAGTTTCGGAGATGGCTCGTACCGGATGATCTCGATTGTCGTGGACCCGTACACGGACGACGAGACGATCATCGACAATCTCATCGAGGACGCGGCGCACGCTTCCGCGTAACAGGCTCCGGTGCCGTCTCGCCTCCCCCGACGAGGCGGCACCGGACTCCACTTGCGCGGCGTGGGGGAGATATGATACGCTGCGCAGGCAAGGCAAACGACGAAACGACTAGGGAGGTACCAATGGGATGGTCATCATACAGAGACATGAACGCGGAGCAGGCAATCCGCTTCGAGTTGCGCGGCACGGACATCCTCAGCAAGACCGGCTCGTGGTGGCTGGCGCGGACACAGAGCGGACATGTCATGCTCGTCCACGCGCTGACGCAGCGGCACGGCTTC